GTTGCTGACCGTCACCGAGAACGATAGGCCAGCCACGAAGGGCCGGTCTACCAGCACGTCCACCCCGAACTCTCCAGCGCTCAGCACCGCCAACGAAGGGTAGCTGGCAAGAGACGGCTTCACCGCCACAGGCAGCGGCGCCGTGGCAGACCCAGAAGTGACCGCGATTGTGTAGTTCCCGGAGGTCAGCGCATCGTGGGGAGCAGCCGGGCTGACGTGCTGAGGCTCTTCGTTGAAGACCACGCGCACCGTCTGGCCTTCGACAGCACGCGCACGAACGATGTGCATGGCCCCGCCGGCACCCAGAGGGTCGCCGTATGCTTCGAAGCCTGTTCCTCCGGTGCGCGGCATCATCGCATCCTTCTGGACATGATAGGCCAATAGGCCTTGCAGGTCGAGGTGCCGATCATGAGGTTTTGACCTTTGGCGAAAGAAAGTTAGGAAGCTGGGTCTTGAACAGCTCGACCGCTGTTTTCAGCGCCGTGAAACCAGGCACCAGAGTCGGATAGGCGTCTGAGCTGGCAGCGATCAATGTGTCCAACGCCGCCGAGATGGCTGCAAGCTCCTGGGTCTCTGCGCTGTTCCTGGCATCCCCAAACACGACGCTCTGGGTGGCCCCTCGGGTGCCAAGATGAACAGACCCGTCTTGCTCCAAGAAAATCTCCGCGCCACCGGCAGTCCGAATGTCGATGGGCACGGACTTGGCCCACACCAGCAGCCGGTCATTCTGAAAGATCGGCTTCTTGTCATCCCCGAGCGGAACAGGGTCCGACGCTCCGTTGCCGATGGCCAAGATCACGCACCCCCCGGTGTCGCCTTCGGGCATGCCCACCACGACCCGGTCCCCGGGCCCGATCGGGGCTCCGACGTACACTCTGCCCCCACCTTGGATGCCGGGGTAGTGGCAGGTCACGAGCTTGTCCAAGGTTTCCAAGTACACGTCGACCTCGACGCCTTCCGGGCCTTGGTGGACGGCGTGGGGATCGTCGTAGTGGGCCTTGCCTTCGTCATCCATGGTGGCCACGGTCCCCCAGCACAGCCACTCCCGAGGATCCATCCCGGGCCGGGCCAGCGCTTCGGCGATCGACGCCCAATCCGTCACGCCGTTCACGTACCACCGCCGATCATCTTTTGAGCCGCAGCGAATGCTTCGCGCCCTTGCTTGTCGTCCAGCTTGGCCAGCTCGGCGAGCATGCGCCGGTCGGCATCGTCGGCTGCTTTCTTGGCCTTCTCATCCAACGTCGCCAGCTTCTTGCCTTTCAGCTTGGTCGCGTTGGCGATGCGCTGCGACTCCGAATCGAGCTTGCTCGCGTCCAACCTGGCCTCGAGGTAGTTGCACAGCTCGATGTTCATCTGGACCCCGTCGGGCCCATGCTCCCTGGACAGGTTCTTGCAGTAGAACACGTCGGGCAGCTTGGCGCTCGACAGCGCCGCCTGCACCTTCGCGGCGACCTCCTCGACGTTGGCCACGCTCTGCCAGTTGCGAAACCGTGCGTTTTGCGCCAGCAGCAAGTCCTTGATGCGGTCGCCTCGCTTGTCCATCACCTCGGAAAGCGTCGAAATGACGATCGAATTGCCAGCCGATGGGTCTTGCACTTCCCGTGCAACCAAAATGCGCACGGGCGTTCCGGGGCGCAGCTTCAGCAGGTCGGGATTGGAATTGTGGTTCTCGGCTTTGAACCCGGCCTGCACAGGGGACCGCAGATCGATGTACGAAGCCAGATCGTCGGTCTCCACGTTGACCGTCAGCTCTTGCCGTGAGATCTGGTTGAAGATGCTGCAGGCGATCTGCTCCAGCATGTACTTCGACCGGATGCCGCGGACCAAGATGGTCTTGATGACTTCGATCGGCGCCGACGAATTCTTACCCTTTGGGCCGTGCATCTTCATGTGGGTAACGGTCGGCTTGGCCGGATACCGCGCCACCAAAATGCGTTCGGCTGGTGGGGCATCGGGGTTGTAGCTGCGCACCTCGACCCCGACGGCCTTGGCCCTGGACATCTTCCTGGTGAACTCCAGCTTCTTGATGTTCTCGCCCCAGACCATCATGCGGATGTCGCTCTTCACTGGCGTCTTGTCGTTCATCAGCCAGCGCGAGAATCCGTCTTGGGCCCCGCCTTTGATCGACAGACCCCTGTTGACGTCCTCGTAGATGGTCTGCGGCGGGCGCAGCAAAATGCTGTTCTTGGGATCGATGATGGCCCGGGTGTCTTCTTGCCCAGGGGACGGCTCTTCCCCGACGCGGATGATGGGGAGCGAAGGATCGTAGATGGGCATGCAGCCGGCCAGCTCGCAAGCCGTGGTGATGAGATCCCAAATCGATTCGCCTTCGACTTTCTGAACTTTGCTGGGGATGCTCGCTTCGCCGCTGTATTGCCCTTGTGCTTGAGCGGGGTTTGCCTCATCACCGGGCTGCTGCGCCTGCACAGGTGCCTCCTGCCCAGTGGCAGCGCCGGCCGCAGCAGCCCGGGATGCGGCAGTTTGCAAGGCACGGGTGAGATCTTTCGCGTTCAGCGACGGCTCAGCAGCAGGATCGGCCATGTACCAGTGCGCCCGCAGCTCGCTTCCGAACTTTCCGCTGGTGGGCGGGTACTGCTCCAAGATCCTGTTCACATACGCGGTGATCTTCTCCGATTTGCCTTTGATCCTGTAGTTGGGCGCCCGCGGGTTGATCTTCCCGTCGATGAGCACGGCTTCCATGCTGCGCGCCTGAAAGGTGATGAACGACCCGCCCTCGTCATGCGGCGACTTCCACTCATCGACGTAGCCGCGGAACGAGCACACGGTGGTGTCCGACATGGAGCTGGGCAAGACCCAGTTGTCGCGGGTCGAGAAGTTCTCGACCGTCACGGTGCCCTCGAAGAACTCCACCATGCACTCTCGGATGATGCGCGAGTCGAGCGGGGCATCCCGAAACGGGAACGTGGCCGTCAGCGTGTCAGCGGTGCGGAACCCATTCGCTTCGAACTTCGCCGAGATCGGGACCGTGCGAAACTCGACGTAGGTGGCGGGCACGGGCGGCTGGTCCGATGCTCCGCCGTCGGTTCGGTTGGACTTCAGCGAAGCGATCGCCCTCTTCTTGCGCGAGATCTGAAGACGAAGGTTGTATGCCGACGATTCGTCTTTGGATCCGCCCACGGCAGTCGCCGCGTTCATCTCGGACAGTTGGGTTTGCAGAGCGGTCAGCTCTGACTCGGCTTTCTTGACCCGGGGGCTATACGGCTTGCGCTCGGTCTGCAATCCGTCCGGGGGCGTATTGGTGAAGTCCTCGAGGCGAACGTACATCCGCAGGAACGAAGCGGGACGGTATTTGCGCGGCTCGGCCACTTAGCACCCCGCACCGCCATAAGGCTTGGAGCCGCGTTCGGTGCTCCTGACGGGGATGTAGATCGGATACCCAGCGAAATCGCTTGGGCCGGTGGGCATGTCGGGAACGCGCGAGCTGTCCAGGCCGTTGAAGTCCGCGATGGTCCACCATGCATCGGGATCGCCCCAGACATCGCGGGCCACGTCGCGCAGGTCCGTGCCGGCGGGCACGTACAGCTCTTTTTGGATCTCGGGGATCTCTTTGGCCTTGGCGGCATCCGACTGGGCCAGAGCGCTGGCGGCTGCTTGGTCAGCCTTGTGGAGCATGTCGTACTGCCGGGTCTGCCCGTCGAGGTAGTCGATGGGATCGTCGGTCGGGAAAAGCGCGTAGCGCATTCGCGAAGCGAGCCCCAACAGAGAATCGCGAGCGTCTTCTTCGGCGTAGTAGACTTCTTGGAAGCCGGTTATCGACGAACTCAGCCGCGCACAAAACCCGACGATCATATCAGACGCGCTCTGCACCCGCTGGAACGTGTCGACCGACACGTCGCTCAATGTCGACAGCGTGAACGAGATGGTGTCCAGCTCGTAGATGCCAGCCGCCAGGTTGTTCTGGATGTCGTCCATCCGGTCTTTCCACGTCTGGAATTCATTCAAGCCGGAGAGCTTGTCCAGCAAAGATTCCTTCTCAGCGTCGATCGCGTCGACCACTTGCTGGGTGTCGTCGACCAGCTGTTCGAAGCCGTCGCGCTCGGTGATGATGCCTGCAGCAAACACAGGGGTGAACGCGGGATCTCCGGCGCTGGACCACTCGAATTCGATTTCCCAGCCGATGTCCTGGGGCCGGAAGTACGTCGGCTTGACCCGCTTGATCGCCCCACGCATGACGATCGTTTCGCCGGTCGTCCCACCCAGCTCGTCAAGCCCCACGCCCCACGCCACCTCGACGTCAACGCCGGAATCGAGCAAGTCCTGAAACGTCCGCAACAGCGCGCGGGCTTGGCCATCGCCCAAGAACACGTCCTTCCACGTGCCGTGGATCACGCACGGGGGGAGGATGCGCCCAAGCTTCTGCTGGGTGGCCTTGAGGTTGCCGGGGTTCCACGTGGTCTTGATCCGCTGGACACGCTCGTCCAGAGAGACTTCCTCGTAAGGCATGGCCCGGCCGTCGAGGAAGATGTTGGTGCCGGCGTGCGGCCCTTCCAAGATCTTGACGCTGAACCCGGTGGCCTGGGAGATGACTTCGTCGGCCATCTACATCCCCCTGCCGTGGGCCACGCTGGACTGGGTGAGGTGCTGCGCCTGCCGGGCCAGACCGTCGTTGAAGGCGATGAACACCTTCTGCGGATCCTGGTCCTTGAAGTCCTGGGTGATGTGGACCCCGCCATAGAAGTTGTTGACGGCGGGGCCCTTGGTGGTCGGTCCGCCTTCTTCCCCGGGCTTTTTGAAGAACTCCGGCCGCTGGGCCATGAACGCTTCCATGAACTTGTTCATGGCCGTGGCGATCTCGCGCCCGGCTTCTTGGGTCATGCCGGGGGCGGTCATCGAATTCCAGTGCACCATGCCGGGCATGAGGTAGTGCATCTTGGCCAGCACCTGAGACGCGACGTCTGGGCCCAACGATTTCAGGTGGCTCGTGATCTTCTCGGCGGACATCTGGTCGCCGGGCTTGAGCCCCATGGCGGCGTAGGCGTTCTTGAGACTTTGGGCCGCGGATTCGGCGCCGGCACCGCCTGGCTTCAGGGCCTTGACGGAGTTGGCGAAAGCGGACGTCGCCGTGATGGTGTTGGCGGCTTCCCGGCTTTGCTTGAGCTGCTCGTCATGCTTGGAATCGAGATAGGCGGCGAGAGAGCTCGCCCCCATGTAGAGCGCACCGAGGGCTTCCGTTACCACGAAAGCCTTGCTGGCCAGTCCTGCGAACTTCGCCCCAGTCTCGGCCAACGTCGGCTTGAGCCGAGCGTTCATGGCTTCGTTGATGCCCTTGGCCACTGGTGCGGAGATGCCAGCCCCCAGGCCTTGCCCCACATTCACCACTCCGGCCGTGACGGTCATGGTGGAAACGGTGCTGGCCAGCTTGCCGGCGGCGCTGTGCTCGGCCGCAGCCCCAGCGGCGCCCCACTTGGCCCCCAGGCCGCCCATCACCCCAGTCAGCTTGTGGGCCACGGCGATCGCGGCGATGGCCTTCCAGTGCTCGGCGATGAACCCGGTCGCCGACTGCAAGCCCTTGAACACGGCCAATATCTTCTCGGCGTAGGCATGGATGGTCTTCATGCCGTTCTTGTCGCCCAAGCTGGTCAGCCGATCCTGCCATTCCTGGATCATCTGTCCGATGTATTTGAAGGTCGGCTTGGTCAAGTCGCGGGCGGTGTCGTCGATGAAGTCCTTGATCATGAACATCGACCCGGAAAGACCTTTGCCCATCTCCTGGGCAGCCGGTACCAGATCCTTCATCTTCTGCTCGATGCGCTCCATGACGGCATCGGGAGACATCTTGTGCTTCCGGTTCACGGGCCCGATGGCGTCTTTCAACCACGTGGCGAACTTGTCGCCGTAGGGGCGCATGACCTCGCCGTTGGACATGACCGCACGGGTGATGCGGAAGGCCGCCGCTTCTCCGGACGTTCCGAACAGCTTGGTGGCGGCGGAGATTTTCTCCGTCAGGGCGAGTTGGCGCTCCATGCTCATCTTGAGCTTGGTTTCGGAGATCATGGCCGTGGCCTCGTACACCCCCCCGAGCTGCTCCATGGGGATCCGAAGCCGGCCTTCCATCTCGTCGAGCTGCTCTGCGACTTCTCGACCGCGCTCCATGGACTTGGCCACGCGGTCGACCATGGACACCGAAGAGCCCCACTTGGTCAGAGCAAGATGGGTCGAAGCCACGCTCTTTTCCAGCCCCAACAGCTCCAGGTTGGCTTCCTTGGCCTTCTCGTAGATGGAGTGCAGCCCCATCCCCAACCCGACGGCGCCCAGCGCCCCCATGGCGGCTTCCTTGCCGAACTCATGGAGCTTGTGCTGGGCGGCCCCCACCGACTTGTGGACTTGGTTGAACGAAGCCGCGATCTTAGCCGCCACCGGGGACGAGAAGTCCTTGGCGTGGAATTCGATGCCTTCGATGATCGCTGAATTCTCGTGCTCCGACATCTTCGTTCAACCTCCGGTGGAGCCACCATTCTCCATCTTGATCAGCCATTCCAGCCCAGCTTGGAAATCGTCGGCTTCCTGTTTGGTCAGCCGCCAGATTTCGGAAAGCGGCTGGTTTCCGTAATGGGCAAGGATGGCTATCTGCCGCCACCGGCCCTGGTTCAGACGACGATTTCCATCGTTGCTAAAAAAGCTTTGCTGGCATCCTCGCTCGCGATGTGGAGCTTGTGGTACGCCTTGAGCATCAAGTCGCGCACGTGCGGGGAAGACCGCTCGACCACCAGCTCTTTCGAGTCCTGGCCAGACCAGCCCAGCTCTTTGCCGTCGACGCTGACCAGCGCCTCTTTCAGCACCTCATAGGACAAGGAAACCTTCTGGGATTCGGCCCGCGCTGCTGCCCGCTGCTCTTCACCGAGGGTAATCAGCGTGAGCACGACTTCTTGCGGGTCGGTGACGAACTGGCGATCTTCCGGCGCAAACCTGAACTTGAACTTCGGGCGGCCGGCGTTGAGGTTGGCGACTTGGGCGACTGGGTTGGCGGTCGGATCGGGCATGGGCAGGACCTCCGGTTAAGGGGATGCGGATCAGAGCGAGATGATGAAGCTGGACGCCTTGTAGTTCAGCGTCATGTCGACGTAGGAATCCTGGGCCCCGCTGTTGAACGGGATGGGCTCAAACTTCACGTCGGGGATCGTGACTCGGGCCAGCGAGCCGTCGGGGAACTCGCAGCGGAACGTCATCGAGATCACGGGCGGGTTGGCGCTGCGCTTGCGGGCACGGTTGTAGACCGTCTGCATCAGCTCCAGCAGCTCTTTGCTGGAGATGTGGAAGTCGGCCTTACCGCGGACCTCCTCGAAGATCTCGTCTTGCTGGGCGCCGCTCTGCCCGAGGTACTTCTCGGACAGCACTTTGGTGCCCAACTCGAAAGAGCACGACTTGATGGCCGTGCTCTCCTTCAGGAGCTGCTTGTCCTGCAAGATCCGGTGGGTGACCTCTCGGCCTAAAAGTCTCATCTCATCGCTCATGGGGATCTCCTATCGATTGATACCACTCGGTTGGGGTGCGCGTTCGCTTCTTGCTGTTGCAGCTCTTGCAAGCCGGAACCACGTTGTCGACAGAATGCTTTCCACCGCGCACCAGAGGAACGATATGGTCAAGCGTCTTTCCTGGCTTTCCGCAGTAAACACAGTGGCCTTCGTAGAAATCATAAACTCCAAGCCACTGCTCCAAGGTCAGCGTTCCGTTAGCAACTGCGCTCCTTCTCGCCTGCGCATGCAGAAGCACTTTCGCCCTGTAGGCCGGCTCCGCGGCATAGCGATTCCGTTGTCTTTCGCACACCACATCGTGGTTTTGTGCCCAATAAAAAGCAGCTTTGGCGAGGATCTTCTTCCGATGACGAAGATAGTGACGCCTGCACGCCGCTTGAACTTGCTCTTTGGGTCTCGGTCTGTACGGCTGCGGATGGGTTGCTTTGTATCTTCGACTTGCCTCATTGCTCCTTGCCACGCGCGCTTCCCGATCTTCGGGAGATTCGGATGCAATCATTTTCTGATAAGCAAGACGTTTCCGCTCTTTCCGTAGCCGCATCGATTCACGCAACTCTGGTGTCTCCCCGGAAGCCAAGCGCCTCCAATGGCGAGCATGTCTCTGCGCGCTGGTAAGCGGTTGGCTTCCGAGTCGAGTTGCCATTACTGGACCTGAGTGATTGTAACAGTGGGACCGATATTGGTTTGAAAGATGATGTCGTTCAAGTCGCCGAGCATGCGCGTGCTCACGCGGAACACGCGGATGCCGAGCGCCGTCAGCTCGGGGGTGTTGCCGCTCACAGCGTCCACCGAGTAGGCCTCGATTCGCTGCAACGACGGCTGTTCGGGAGACAGCAGCCCGCGCTGGAACTCTTCCACCCCACTGGTGATGGCATCCACGCGCTCGGTGGTGCCGGGCTTCTTGGCATACGGCGCGGCGATGTCGATGTAGGTGTCTTGAAGGAAGTCCGCGAAGGCCCTCCGGTTGTCCAGCACCCGGGTCGGGTACGAGTCAGGATCCACCGCGGTGACCGAGCTGTAGAACCACCAGCCGTTCACCTTGTCCTTCACCAGCACGCCGACGCCGCAAGCCCTCATGAGCTTGTAGTCGTCCTCGACCATGGGATTCGCCGCGAACGCCGTCTCCAAGGTCGTGACACCTTGGATCGGCTCGTTCTCGGGCGAGCCCACGCCGGTCTGGTACTCCTCCGGCAAGTTGTTGCGCATGGCTGCGCGGAAGCCGCTGGGGCTCATGGTGATGGCCCTGGACAGGGCCTCCGAGTACACCTGGACGTGGGGGAACGAAATGCACACCTTGTCGGCGTGCACGCCCGTGAACTCCCCCGAACCGCTCCCGCCGTACAGCGCCTGCACTTCGGCTTTCTTGGTCGCGATCGCGCTGGAGGTGTTGGTCAGGCACGGGCCCACGTGCACGTAAGCGCGGCGCCCGGGGCCGGACCGCGACGAATCCTTGGCGTTGGTCCACAGCTTGGCCCGCACGACCTTGTTCTGATCGTCGGCCCCGGTGCACGTGGAGGTCCACATGCGCGCGGACCAGACGTCTTTGATCTTCACGGTGGTATCGGTGCCGGGCAGCGTGGCGTCGATGGCCGCCGGGTAGCGGGTGAAGATGCGGTTGGCCAGCGTGTCGGGGCTGGGCTTGGTGCCGGTGAACGCGGCGTAGATGGCCGTGGCCTCGCCAGCTGTGGTGGTGGTGCTGGGCTTGTCCGCCACGTCCGTGCCGATGATGCTGGAGTATCCGGGGATCTCACTGTCGATCACCGTGTCGAGCGCGGCCTGGGCCAGCGTGGTGCCCTTCACGAAGAAAGCCGTCGGACCCGCGGTGTCGTTCTCGTTGGTGAAGGTCTCGTCCACCACCACGCGCCCGGCGTAGCCAGTGGGAGGCGTGTTCGTGTTGACCGTGGTGCCCTTGGGGATGATGATGTCCTGGGACAGCGCCACCACGCCGGTGGCCGAGTCGATCGCCGCATCGGCGAACCGCGTGCCGGCGGGGATCAAGATATCCTTGTTGGTCACGCTGGTGGCCAGGTCATCCGCGTGGATGTAGACCGTGAAATTGACCACGGCCTTCGCGCTGTCGGCGGTGTCGGCGACCATCATGTCGCAGTCCACCCGCTGCAGCACCAGCCCGCGGAAGCTCTTGCCCAGCAGCTCCGCGTACCCGTTGCCGTCGAAGTACACGCCCGAGCCGTCCTGCACGCCGGCCGCGCTCTGCGACAGCCTGTCCACGTAGGACGGCACGCCGATGTAGCGCGCTTGGATGTCGCCCCCGCCGGTGACTTGGCTGGGCACGAAGGGGCCCTTCAAGAACTCTGCCACGAGGCACGCGCACGAATTGGAGTTGCCGGTTGGGATCGCCTCGCCCGTCTGGTCAACGATGATGATCCGCTCCAGCTCAAGGATCTGGGGCAAGGTGGGCATGGTGGGAACGCGCAGTGTGAACATGGGGGTCTCCTATGAGGCTTCGCCGTTGACCTGGGTTTCGATGTGCAGTGCGAGAGGATAGACCGGCCCCACCCTGACCTTGGAGGCTTGGGCCGAGACCGTTATGACGGCGTTCCGCTTCTCTCGCATGGCGCTGTCTTCGTCGTCAATCACCCGGCCCCGCAGCAAGCTGAACCTCGCTTTGAGACCGTAATACTCTGGCATTGGAAGCAGGATAGCATTTCTCGGCCCGCGGCGTTCAGACATCAACCCTTGGGGGTCCGTGAACGCATCTTCGATGCCTTGCTCGATCACCGTTCTTTCGGCCGTGGATGTGACCGCGATCGAAATCTCCAGCTCGGCTTCGGCTTCGCCTGTCTTGTAGAGGCCGAACCCCTGGCCCCCTTCGGGCTCCCAGGTGTCCTCGAGCAGCGTGGGGGTCATCCACCCGCCGTAGTTCCAGCTGCTGGGCAGCACGCAAACGCACGGCGGCCGGTAGCGCTTCACGAACGACGGCCACTGGTGGAAAGCTCCGGTGAGCTTCACCCCGAACTCGAAGGTCAGGTCGGCCAGGTAGCGGGCCAGCGCGCAGGCCATGGCGTCCCGAACGGCCATCGTCGCCTTGCGGCTGTATTGGTCCTTCGTGAACATCACTTGCCCTGCCCCGCGGCTGCCGCTCGGATCGCTTCACGCAGCGGTCGGCGAAAGCGCTTCATGGCGGTCTTGAGGATCCACCGGCCCTTGATCCCGCGCTTGGCGATGGCGCGGGCCACGGCCCAGGCCATGGACAGCTCGCGACCTTTCCGGTTGCGCCCCTTGGCGACCAAGCCTTTGCGATGCACCCAGCCTTGGATCGACTCGACGGGGGGCATTCGGGCGCCCTTGCGTCGGCCGGCTTCCACGTTGGCGGAATGGGCGGCGGTGTTCACCAGCTCGGCTCCGTCGTCCAGCGAGCGGTAGCGCCAGCCCCGCCGGTAGACGCCACGATCGACTGCTCGCGCGTTCGTGACCTCTTCCTGAATGAGCGCCAAGCCGAGCGTCCTGCATTGGGTGCGCACGGCCTTGACCACTTCTTTGAACCGTTCTTCGGTAAGACCGGTTACGTAAGAACCAAGGCTTGCAACTCCGACGCGGGTGATGGACATGGCTACTGGGGCCCCCACCCGGGCGCGGCGACTTCAGATCGCTCGCGGTTCCCGTCCTGCTTGGTGAGCGTCACCTTCCACTCGCACCCACCGGGGCGCAGCTCGGGCACGCCAGCGGGCACGTAGCGCCTGGGCTGGGGCGGCGGGGTGGTGTTGCGGGTCTCGCGGACTTCCCAGAAAAACTCGACGTTGTCGGCGCCGGTCATCGGATCCAGCACCGAGGTCAGGTCGGGGGTCAAGCCCAGCAGGTCGTCCTCGCTGTACTTGGCCGAGATGGACTCGATCGTGATGCCGCCCTCTTCGCCGAGCCCCGCGGCCCGCATGATGAGCGACGTGCTGGACATGTCGATCACCTTGGGCACGGGCAACAGCTCGCGCTCCGAGATGACCTGTGGCGTGCCCAAGCCACGCTGGCCTGATGGCCACACCCTGTGGATCAGGAACACGCGCTTGGGCCGCAGGCCCAGACTGGCGGCGATCTGCCGGCAGCTGTCGGCCACGGGGATCAGACTGGACGCCAGCGATTGCGCTTGGGCCGTGGGTGACAAGGCTTGGACAGATCCGGACAACTCTTGGACCTCGGCGGGCATCGAGCTGGGGGGCGTCCGATCGTCAGGCATGATCTCCAGAAAGGAAATAGGCCACCGTGGTGTTGGTGGCGGTCACCTTGATCGCGGTGATCTCGTCGCCCAACGCCGGGAAGTGCAACAGAATCTGGCCTCCCACGGGCAGCGGGAAGGCTTGGTCGGTTCCACGCGCAGACGTCAGCAGCAGAGTTCCGCTGTTACCAATGGCCCTGGCCAGCAGCACGCGCACCTTGGCGATGTTCCCCAGAGGCAGCGTGACGGTCTGCGGGGCCGAGCCGGAGATGTCGAGCTGGTCTCCCTTGCTCGCGCCGTAGGTGCACACGAAGCCGGTGTCGGCCACATCGCCAGCGCGCATCCCGCAAGGGGGAAGCGTCTGGGTGTTGGTCAGCACGCCGCTGTGACGAACGATGGATGGGATCGACATGGGCTACCTGACTCCTATCATTCCGACCTTGGGGGCACTGCCTTGGGGCACGATGGCGTTGATGTTGGCGAAGCGCGCGGAGAACGCATAGACCGGCGCGTGAATCGTCTCGGACAGACGCATGGCCTGCCGCAGGTACTCGCGCTCCAGCGCATCGGTCTCGTCTTTGCGCAATGTGATCTCATCAACCCGCTCGGCCTGCAAACGAAGCTGGGCCTGGAAGATGGCTTCATCGGTTTGGTCCAGCCGGGCCACCAGCGTGCGCACCAGGGCCTCAGCCTCGGGTAGAACGCGGTCCATGGCGGCCTCGACAAGAAACATCGGCTGCAGAGGTAGAGGCACGCCGGCAGACAGAGAAGCCATGGCTGACACGTTCGGATACCCGAGGTGGTAGCGGATCCGCGCCTTCTCTGTGACCGAGAACGCCATGGCTTACACGGGTTCGGTCTTCACGGACCCAGCGATGGTCTTGTACTCGTCAGGCGAGTAGTGGTTCGGATCGATGGTGGCGCCGGGACGCAGGTTGATCGGACGGCCCGAGATAAAGACTTTCTTCTTCTCCAGAACCCGCAGCACGGGGCGAGCGCCGGCCGACTTCTCAGCCTTTGCTGACTCGGTGACAGGCGGCTTGGGCGGTGGCGGCGGCGGGTTCTCCACAAGCGCGTGCTGCTCTTCGGTCAGAGCCACGTCCGCAATCGGATCGGGAATCACGGGCGACGACAGCACGGGCGCAGGCGTCTTCTCGGGCTTGGCTTCAGGCTTCTTCTCCTGCTTGGAGAGTAAGGTGGGCGGGATGAGTGCTGGCTTTGCCATTCGAATCCTCCGGTCAAAAAGATGTGGGACACCTGCCTCGCATGAGGCCACTTACGTGCCTATCCGGGCACGACGGATGTGGGATCGCACGAGGCAGGTGACGAGACCGAAGTCTCAAACTGGCGACTAGCACCAGATCCACAAATGGGCAACGCAGTTCCGAGACCACAGGTCAGGGTAAGCGGCGCCCGAAGGTCACGCGAAAACTCGGACTTGCCCGAAGGCGTGCCGAGGCTACCAACCATGGCGGATAGACCGGATCGCTGACCAAGCATCACCGGACCATGGCCGCCAAAACAAAGTAGCGAAGCGTGACCACAGACCGGCACGTTCGTATGGGCGTCAGACAAAGCCGAGCCACCATGCCGGCGAGCCAGAGTCCAGCGACACGACCGCGTGGACTTACGACGCGAAAAGCGTCCAGGCTCTAATATCGTCCCGAAGGACGAACCAACGGGACGCCCCGTCAGCGCTTGCGCGCCAGTCGTGAGCGAGACGTCCCGAGATTCCATGAGCAGTTGACCTTCCGCCTATTAGGCGTGCTCGACGATGCAGACCCTCTTGTGCCGCGCGGTATCGCCGGTGGCGGAGTCGGTGCGCACGGCCCAGTCCATGATGGCCTTCCAGACCGCGGTCACGACGTCGCCGGACACGTTGACCGGGGCGCGCAGATAGCACTGCACGCGGTCCACGTTCACCTCGATGCCGTTGTTGGACAGGGTCGAGAAGTCGCCCACCTGACCATTGACGCCGGCCTCGGTGATGAGCTGGCCCAGGTCCTGGTAATACTCGAAGATGGCGTCCTGACCGATGAAGATCGGGCGCTGCACCTCCAAGCCGGCGGTGGTGTACAGCTCACCGCCGAAGGCCTCGTCGTCGGTGTACACGTTCTGGAGGCCACCCAGGACGGTCGCGGCGCGCGGGCACTCCGTGTCGTTGAACACGATCGCGCCGAGCACCTCGCCCAAGGAGAACTCCTTGTACATGTAGTAGTCCGGCAGCGAGGTCAGCAGGCGCTGGGTCTCCTCGGCCGAGAACAGCTGCCCCTTGGAGTAGCTGTTCATGTGGACGTGGTAGTACCCGTCCGGCATCTTGGGCACGTTCGAATCCTCGAGCCGGCCCACCGCCGCGCGGTAGGTGTCCGGGTCGAAGATGTCGGTCGACGTCAGCGCGTCAACGCTGTTGCCGCCACCAGAGCGCAGGATGAACGAAGAGTCCAGAGCCCAGATCGGATCGCGATCCGACGTGGTGACGTTCGCGTCCGTGGTCAGCGTGCCGGGGCCCGTGACGTCGCCAGCGATGTCGGGGGTGAACCCGGTCACGTTGACCGAGTAGGTCGTGCCGCTGTGGACGTACCGAATCGGCAGCGGGTTCGTCGCCGACACGGTAGCGTAGCTCACGGGCGAGCCGTCGGCCAGGTCGGGCCGGCGCGCGGTGGAAGCCGTTCAGGCGCTTCACCTTGAGCGACGTGGTGGCCACGCAAGCGCCGTTGGACACGGTCCAGCCCGACATGCCGGCGTTGTACAGCTTGTCGCGCACGAGCCGGTTCAGCGTCTGGGCGGCCTGCAGGCCCAGCTGCTGCACGTTGCGCATGAACAGCGAGGCGATCGCCGCGATGCTGGTGGGCATGATGGTGTCGGGGCAACGGCCGCTCCACAGCTGGAGCTGCACGCTCCACTGCTCGGCGTCGTAGTCGCCGGCCACGGGGTCAGTCCCCGGGCGCAGCGGCTTGAGGCTCGGCTTCATCATGCCGACGCCGGTGAACGTCATGCTGTCGCCCACGTTTCCGGGGAACAGCCGCGGGGCCGCCTCGCCGCGGAACAAGTTCCGGGGGTAGAGGCCGTCGTGGAACTGCCGCTCCAGAACGTGGTCCTGAACGAGGCTTCGGATCTTGGGCTCTTGGATGATCGTTGAAAAATCGGGCATCGGGGCTCTCTCTTTCTATGGGGGTGTTCACCGACGTCAGCGCGCGGATCAGCCCAAACCGGAAGCGTTCTGCGAGATTCCTCGCTCACGCAGGTACTTTTCGTACTCCGGTCTCGACATTTTCCGCACGTCGATCTCATCTTTCTCGCCGACCTTTTTGCCGGTCGGGCCAGGCGGGGTGATGGGCGGGGTCCCGGAGGTGCCGGTCGTCAGGGGGACGACCTGCTCGCCGAAGAGATGCCCATGCGTTTGCCGAAGCCCTTTGAAGAAGGCCTCTTCGTCCACCTTCTCCAACTGCTCCGCCGACATTCCTCGGTGGTGTTTGTTGAACAGGTGGATCGCGTACTCGGTATCCTTGATCCCGACGCCTCCGGCGATTCGTTCCAGATTGGCCTTGGCCTCAGCGGCATCCGCACGACGTTCGGCCAGCTGGCGCTTCTTGCGCTCCTGCTGGGCAAGCATTTCTGCCTGCTCTCGGGCGCGCCGCTCTCGGGCGAGATCGGCATCGTTTTTGGCCACGGTTTTCTTGTCGTGCTTGTTCATGGGCTGTTGGCGGTTTCCGGATGGGGATCCAGATGGCGGTTGACCTTGGGGCTTGGGCTTGGGCGCGGCCAGCATGCTGTCCAAGTGGGTCATCATGGCGGCATGGTTGGCAAAGCCTTTGGCTTGGGCCTGGGCGTCGAGTTCCGCCAAGGCTGCTTTGCGACCGCTTTCCGATGCGGACTTGATCCGCTGCTGGAAAGCTTTCACGGGCAGCATGACGTTCTTGCCGCTGGTGTCAGCGGGAACGGGAGGCGGGGCTCCGGGGTTTGGGGGCGGGACGATGACGTTGCTGTTCGGTGGTGTGTTGGGGTCGGTAACAGTTTCGGTTCCCATGACTCGCTCCTCGTTGGAAGCTCTACTCGTCTACGTCGCGGTCTACCGGCTGTATCGTCGCCGTCGTCACGAATGACGACTTCAACGGGCGGAAGCCCACGAGATCCGAGCCACGTTGCGCACGACAGAGGCTCCCCCGGTGAATCCGGGGATGGGGCATGTCGTGCGATATGGTGAACATGAGGGGTGCTGCAGAGCCGCTGGTTACGGCAGGGCGTTGGCCATGAGGCAAGAAACCTTCTGGCTCTTGTCGGCCTTGGAGTAGATCACGTCGCAGGCAGTGACGGCGTCGGCCGCGGCGAAGGTGAGAGTCAAGTTGCCGTCCCAGTACACCTCTCCGGTGACCAGTGTGTGGGCAGGGTCGCGCACCAGCGTCTTGACGCCGGTGGTGCCGCCGGAGATCGCGTTGACCGTGATAACGGACGACGGGTTGGCAGCCAGGGTGGCCACGTGGCTGGTGACGGTCACGCTGGCTTCGGTCGCGCCGCCCACGGTGCCGGCGGTGTTGATGGCGGCCAGCTCGGCGCGCAGGGCCGAGATGTCGACCACGGCCGCGTTCAGCTTGGTGGTCATGGCCGAGATGTCGACCACGGCCGCGTCGAGCTTCGCCTTGATGGCGATGATGTCGGTCACGCAGGCGTTGACCGCCATGCTGTTGGCGTTGCTCAGCGCCGCCAAGATCGACTGATCGGGCGAAGCGTAGGCGGCGGAAGCCGGGGTCACGGCGGTGGCCGCAGTCACGCCGGTGGCCGTCTGGGTGACAGCGCCGGTGGCGGTGGGGGTCACGGCTCCGGTCGCGGTCACGGCCGAGATGGTCGTGCTGGCGTTCCGGGTGTCCAGCAAGATCGACAGGATGTCACCCAGGGGGGCCTGGGCGGCGGCGTCGGATTCCTTGCCGAGCACGTTGGAGTTGAGGGCGTCGCGGACGGTGTTTCTTGAGGTGGTGGTGCTCATTTTTGAAAATCTCCGTGCGGTTCAATGGTGGCGGCAGCGGCAATTACTTGCCGGCCGTTCCTTCCTTGGTGGCGCCGTTGTTCAACGCGAACGGCTTCGGGGGCTCGTGGGCCGGGATGACGGACGACGCCGTGTTGACGGCATCGGCCTGGTCGCTCTTGTACGAGCCGTGTGAGGCGTCGTACTCCTTCACCTTGGTGTTTCCTTCGGACATGGTCGTTCTTCTTTCTGCCGCCAGTGGCTACTTCGATTTGCGCGAGAACGGCAATCGGCCTTCGGCGGCGGGTTGGACGGCCGTGCCATTGAACATTTCGGCTCGCTGAGCCGTCTTGCCGGTCATGACATCCGAAGCTCCCGGGCCGGCGGGCAGTCCGTCGGGTGCGGTGAATGTGGTGTCGGGCTTGAACTTGTAGGCACCGTTCAGCTCCAACGCACGTCTGCGCGGGGTCCTGGTGCCACCGGGGGATGGGTGGGGCATGGGCTACTCCTTGCCTTTGAAAGGCGTGTCGTTGCGGGGCCACCCCGCCGGCTGCTGCGGGAGAACCTGCTTGCTCACGGAGATCTTGCCACCGCTGACCGACAGGCCGCCTTCGGGCGTGCCTTCGGCCTGGGTCTCTGGCTCGGGGTAGAAGCGCGGCTCACGCCGCGGGTGCGACCTGGTCAGGTCGGTGTTGACGGTGCCCAAGGCCGGCTCGGCAGTGCCGGGGCGGCGCTTGAGGTCACTCGCCACCGGCGCCCTCCTCGGTCTCGCCACCGCCCTCTTCGCCGCCTTCGCCTTCTTCCTCGCCCGTCTCCTCTTCGGTCTCTTCCTCTTCGCCACCGCCGCCTTCGGCTTCTTCGCCGCCTTCCTCTTCGTTCTTGCGGATGGCGCGGCACAGACCGACGAAGCCGTCTTCGTCTTCCACGCCCAGGCCTTCGGCCAGCTTGCGGAAGTCTTTCTTGCCGGCCTCGACGGTCCAGGCGCAGAAGGCGTGCACGAGCGCGCCGTCCAACTCCTCTTCCAGCTGCTCGATCCCAGCGTGCGGCTGGGCTTCGCTGCCGGTGCGGAACTCATCGACGATCTCGTTGATCGTGGCGAGCGCCGGGGCGAGGTCTGTGGTCAGCGACTCGACGGTCGCTTCCTCCTCGTCGCCGGTCTCCTCGTCGCCAGCTTCGGATTCCTCGTCAAGCTCTTCGTCCGCCCCTTCATCGCCGGCATCGCCAGCGGCCCCACCTTCCTCCTCTTCTTCGTTGTCCTGGCTCGCGCTGAGCAATGCCTTGAGCTTTTTCGGATCCGTCTTGCTGGTCATGGTCGTGTAGACCAATGACGCCACGGTTCCGAATCTGTGTCAAGGGTTGCCTTGGAAGCGACGTTCAGGCAGCTCTCGACTGGCGCCGCTCGTGAGCCCAGGTGTCGTCAGTGGCCGCCGGCCCGAACTCATCCTCGAACGCCAGCTCGCGCGCGCGGATAATTGCGTCGCGACGCGACCGCCGGCTGGCCTCTTCCTGGGCAAGCCGACGGGTCACCTCGTCAACGGTCAGCGAAGGATTCCGGCGTGTGGTCATTGCCATATGTGACATGATAGCCACCGTGGCTTTGGTGTCAAGGCTTTATCGCTGCGCCGTCGGCAGATTGGCATGCGGCTTGCTGAGCCCGCCATTTTGCCCACCTGGCGCGAGCTGCCGCCTGGGCCCGGCGCTTGCGCTTCCGCTTGCTCATGCTGGCGGCGGCGGCTTTCCCGCCCTTGGCGGCGCCCAGCTTTCCAAGCGTTCGGGCGGCTTTGGTCTCGGGTGAGTCTTTCATCCTGCCGATGTCCCTTCGTGCTTGGCCGTGGGATTGCGCAGCTCGGGAACCGGCGGCGCTTCGCCCAGGTCGTACAGCACCACGGGCACGGCGTTGCCGTCGATCAGCTCGGCCCTGGCCCGCGCCTGCTCTTCGTTGAAAAAAGCCGAGTCGAGGGTGAGCAGCTTTCGGACAGCCCAGATCTTGGTCATTGCACACCGATGGGCATGGCACCGATGTGCGCTTTGGTTCCGCGGTTCAAGACGGACTTCATGGTCGCAACCACGCGGGAGCGGAACCACCGGTCGCCCGCCCACGGGATCTTCTCGTACCACATCCGGGTCACGCCAAACTCCGCGGCGATGAAGGTCAGCGCTCGCCCTTTCGCTCTCAAAAATATTCCGTTCATTGGTCACCGTCCTGGTTCGCAAACGATGTCGTATTCTGGCTTGCCGTCGTTCGGGTTGAACGTCGCGCCCGTGCGGATGTCCTTGCAGCGGGCGTATTCCAGCCACTGCAGCTCGGCCCACAGGTCGTGGACGGTGAAGCCGGCAGCCGCCAGCCCACGCTGGTGCACCTCGAGGACCATGACGGGCCGGCAGCGCATGATGGTCATGCGGGCCCCGCGGAGCGCGCGGACTTCGTGCCCCTCGACGTCCCACTTGATGAACGCCGGGGAGATGCCCAGCGAGTCGAGCGCGATGGTCTTGATGGGGTCGCCCTTGGGCGAAATGCCGCTGCCCCCCACGTTGAACTGCTTGGCGATGCAGGCCTGGCCGGCGTAGTCGGACAGGGCGCAGTTGATCGCCTTGACGTTGGCCAGGTGGGCGGTGTTCTGCCGCAAGCATTCGAAGGACTCGGCCTGGGGCTCGAAGGCGCAGACCGTCCCGGCCTTCTGCGCGTAGAACGCGGTGTGGTCCCCCAGCGAGGCCCCGGCGTCCACCACCACCGAGCCTTCGGGGATGAGCGGCAGCGCCAGCTTGTGCAGACCCGCGCGGTCGGCGTCCAGCCGGTGGTCTTCTTCGATCCAACGGGACAGGTGGGTGTCGTCTTGGAGAATGGCAATCGGGCCTTCGCCGTCACGCCCGGGGATGGTTCCGTGAGCGTAGATGATGGTCATCGGTCAGTTCCTCGTGCTCTTCGGTGCTTGCGCATCGGCGACCTCATGTCCTATTTCGTCCATTGGGACGGCCACGCAGCCGGCGGCTGCCAGAGTTTTATTGGCGTGGGCGGCGATTCGATCGGCCACGCTCCGAATGGAGTCCGCGGCTCCAAGCTGGTCCAACGGCCCAAGCTTGTTCGCGATCACGGTGGCGCCGGCGGAAATCAGGGCCATGTACCACGACACCGCCGAGCCGTCGCTCTCGTTCACGAGCCGCAAGCACTTGCAGGTCAGCTCGCGCGCCCGCTCGCAGGTTTCACACGGACACCCATCGTCGTTCACGATTTCGTTTGCCATGTCCGGCATGGTGCAGCCACTTCATTCGCAAGGCAAGAGTTATTTTTCGTTGCTAATCGAATCTCGTTATTCTAATCTGACGACATGCGAAGAAAACCAGGACGTCCCAAGGTCTCCGAGAAGCACGGAAGCTGCGTAGCTGTCTGGCTCACCGAAGATGAGAAAGCTCTCATCAAAGCAGCAGCAGAGAAAGACCGGTCCAAAGTTGGGCCTTGGGTCGCCAGGGTTGCTCTGAAAGCCGCCGCCAACAAAGGAGACAAGTCTTGCGCATCATGACATTAGGGTTTCCACACACGCAGACCATCGACCCTCGCGACGAAGAGCTGGTGAACATCTGCCCGTTCACCGAACAGGTCTGGTACTTCATGAAGATGATGGTCGACCGCGGCCACGAGGTGATCCACATCGGCATGCCAGGGAGCAAGCCACCCGAAGGTGTCCGGCACATCGACGCCATGACCCAGGAATGGTGGGACGTGCTCTACTCGTGGAAGAAGCCCGAGGACCCGTTCATCCTCACGCGCGACCACGCCTACGGCAAGCAGTGGGACCTGTTCGCCGAGAACGTCCGCAAGATCTTGCTGGAAGAGGGCGGCGAGCCGTACAGCTCGATCGTGTCCTGCCTCTGGGGGCACAACGAGTGCGTGAAGGACATCCCGCAGATCGTGGTGGAGTGCGGGATTGGCTCGCCCAACGCGCACGCCTCGTTCCGCATCTACCTTTCGAACGCCTGGCGCCACTTCCACGAAGGCCTCGAGCAGAACTGGGGCGGCGACAAATGGTGGCGGCAGGTCATCCCGCTGGGCATCAACTTGGACCTGTTCGGGCCCGTGGTGCCCACCGAGAAGAAGGAGAACTTCTTCCTCATCCAGACCCGCTTCGTTGAGCCCAAGGGCGTGCGCCTGGCCATCCAAGTGGCCCGCGAGTTGAAGACGCCCATTCTGCTCTGCGGCCGCGGTGACCCGAACCCGTTCCTGGCCGAGTGGCCCGAGGGGGCGAAGTACGTAGGGATCACGTCGGGCAAGATTCGGCGCGAGCTGCTGCGGACGGCGAAGGCCCTGTTTTCGCCCACGCGCTACGTCGAGCCTTACGGTGCGATCGCTCTGGAGGCCATGGCCAGCGGCTGCCCGGTGATCTCCACGGACTTCGGGGGCTACGTCGACACCGTGGTGCACGGCTACACCGGCTGGCGCTGCAACACCTTCGAGGAGTTCGTGTGGGCCGCGCGCAATGCGGGCACGATCAACCCCAACGTCTGCCGGGAGTGGGTGTCGGCCAACAACAGCTTCGACCGCGTGGGCGCCGCCTACGAGGACTACTTCGAATCGCTGCTGCGCCTGAACAACCGCAAGGGGTTCTTGGACGCCGAGCCGGCGCTCAAGCGGCGCATGCTGGGGCGGGCGTTCCGCGACTACTCCATGTTCGGTGTGCCTGTGCCAGAGGTGAAGCCGTGAAGATCTTCCTGGCCGCCATGGCTCTGCTGGCGCTTCTTCTGGCGCTCGGATGCACTGTCGACGGCCGAGGCCTATCCCGCCAGATGTCTGCCACGTCGGGTTCTGCCAGCGACTTCGACTCTGGCACGGCCACGGGAAGGTTTGCTCCCGAGGCGGCGGTGGCAGCGCCAGACGCGGGCGCGTCGCCGGACACGATCGCTGCCCAGGCTTCAGCAGATGCCGCGCCCAAGGACACGCGCGCCACGCCCGACAGCGCGGCCGCGCTTGCGGATACCGGGCGCCCCGACAGCTTGCCGATGGACACACGCCCAGCGCTTCCCGACACGGCAGACACGAGCATGCCCCCAGACGCCTACAGGCCACCGCCAGACGCCATGCCCAAGGACACGTTCCCCGACATCATCCCGTGCCCTTACGACCCGGACAAAGGGCTGATGGGCCCGGTCATCTGCGACAGCCCCGTGTTCTGCGGGCAGCGGTGCGTGTACTACGTCAACGGCTCGGGCAAGACCGTCTGCACCTGCGGTGGGTGCGGGACACCGAGCCGCTGGCAGTTGACCGGGTGCTAGGAGGTTCTCCATGGAAAAGAAGTTGATCGTAATGGTTGGCTTGCCCCGCAGCGGGAAGAGCACGTGGGCGCGCGCCGAGGCGAGCCACGTGGGGGCCGCCATCGTTTCCCCGGATGCGATCCGGCTTGCTCTTCACGGGTTGCGCTTCGCCGCGGAAGCCGAAGACCATGTATGGGCCATCGCCAAGACCATGGTGCGCTCGCTATTTCTGGCCGGGCACGATACGGTCATCGTGGATGCCACCCACGTCACCAAGAAACGCCGCGACTTCTGGAAGCCGCAAACGGCGCTTCTAAACTGGAAATGGGACATCGAATTTGTCCACATCCCGACGCCGTCCGATGTCTGCATCTTACGAGCCGTGGAAGAAGGCGATGGCGCGATCATCCCAGTCATCCGACGAATGGCTGGCGAGTTCGAACCTGTTGACCCTTCAGAAGGACCACTGAACCGCATTGGAGGATGAACATGGACGACCAAGGAAAGATCTACGCGAACGAAGCCGCCAGGGCCGAGCTTGAGGCTGCGATGCAGGACAAAGACGAGAGGGTTCACCCGCTGGTGGACAAGCCGGCCAACGCCATCGGGCTCGACAGAATGACGGCGCAAGCTCTTGCGGGGATGAACCGCAAGCAGCGCATGGCTTTCTATTCGGAGAAGCGCCGCGGGGCATCCCTGGACGAGGCCTTCGAAGCAGCCCGCCGGGCGCTGCCGTATCGGTGATGCCATGAGCACCATCGGCGACGGTAACGGCAGGGGATGGGCCCTTCCTACATGCGCGTGGCCAGGATGCAGGGACGCCGGCCAGACCACCGGCTTGCTCAACGGGGGCATGCGATGAGCACGGGCGCCAAGTGCGGCCACCGGCTCGCCTGCACCTACGGCAAGGTCGACTACAAGCGCCAGCTCTGCCAGGTGTGGTGGTGCCACAAGTGCGGGGCGCTGGCGATTCGGCGATCGCAACAGGGCGGCCGGCCGGCGCGCAGAGATTGGTGGTACGTCGTGGGCAGGCGCAAGCCAGCTACGGCCTGACCAGCCAGTGCCTGCGCCCGTCGCGGTACTCCCAGCCCGGCGTCCCCCAGTCCTTACGCCACGGCGCCACGGTCTCGCGCCCATTGGGCCGGCACGGCGGCGCCGCCCAGCTCTTGCCCACCAGCGAGTCCGACACCTTGGTGTTGCCCTTGGCATCGGGGTACGGCGCCGTCGCGGGCATGGTGAACACGCCCCCGGGCTTCGTCACCTGCCCGTGCATGGCGATGCTGTCCACTCCCACCCGGTCGTCCAGCGGGCGGCCGTCGGGCCCGCAGAACTCGATCCACTGCTGCATGATCTCGGGATCGTCTTTGGCCACCTCGACGATGCCGTCGATATGCGCGACCGAGCTGGCCCACGCCGTCTCGGTGCGGCAAATCCTCTCAGCCTGCCACCATTCCCCGCCCATGGTCTTCTGCACCCGCTTGATCGTGGCGTCGAAGTTCTCTCCCATGCCCAACGACACCGCCAGCTCTTCGCGGATGTCCGTCACCAAAGCCTTGCCGTAGTTCCGCATGGACGAGCGGTGCTGCTGTAGCAGCGAGGCTCGGCGCTTGTCGATGACCCCCGAGAACCGGGCCATCTCTTCGATGGGCAGCGTGGGAGTCAAGCCGGTGAAGTGCTTTTCCAGCTTCTTGTAGCCGCGGACCAAGCTGTGCAGCGAGTCCACCTGGGCTTCCCGGGTTGAGCTAGCCAGCGTGTCGGTCATCTCGTCCGACATGTGGATCTGGCCGGCCATGAGCTGGGCCAGCATGCGGCGCTGCTGCATGTCCGTGAAAGTCCCGCGCCCTCCCACGTTCTCCAGCTTGCGCAGCAGCTCGTTGGCGGCCCGGTCGTAGACCCGGCGCAGGCGGTCCACAGAGCCGCGCTCGATGATGCGGTCCAAGGTCTGCCGGTGCTGGGACAAGACCTGGTTGTAGACGGACTCGCCGGACATGAGGCTACCCGCGCTCGAG